CAGGCCGGGGGCTTTTTTTATCCCTCCCCCGAAGGGATTGTCAATCACTCAATCCGATATAATTCCAAATTGAACTTATCCTTTTTTTCCCAGCCTTCAGCCAGAACCTTCTGGATATACCTTACCGCTTTCGTATAGAAGTCTTTCAACTCATCTAACCGACTAAAAGTATGGTATTCGGGCTGTTCATCCGAACCAAACTTGAATGTGACCGGTAGGGTTTCTCCGCCCGTCTGAACAGCCAGATCGTATGCTGCCTTATAGTTGTACTGGTTCTCCGTAGAAAGCCATACAGGGGCACCATTATAGGCGAATCCGGATAGGATAGCTGCATCAGTCTGGCTGTTATACCATGACATAACCAATGTGCGGATTTCCTCATCAGTAGGCTTGTGTCCGAACTCCTCTTCCATGTAGGAGGCAGAGCCGTTCTCTTTTTCCTGCACATCCCAGCGGATGCGCCATTTGTCTTTAACCGGGTTCGTGCATTCCATCAGCGATACACCGGCACTTCCTTCAACTCTTCTCATGTAAACACGTATTTGGTTCTACCTTTGCCGAATGTCTCTGTCTTGATGGTCGTTTCAAACGGGAAACCATCCGGCATTTCCTTTACTTGTGCGAGAATATTCTTCATTTCCTCGCTGTTGGTGAAGAACTTCTTTGCTTCGCCGTTCACTTCGATGGCCACAATACAGCGGTCTTCTCCCTGCTCGGTCTTGATACCGGTCTCAAAGTCCTTCACTACAATCGGTAAGTTTACCAGTTCCCGGATGCTTACCACCACACCGGGAAATCGCTTCTTGCCGTCCTCCGGCTTGTAAGCGACATTCAAGTCTTTAAAACTTCTCATTTCTTTGCCTGTTAATTTTTTAAACAACTTATTACAGTCGGCGTGCTTCGTCATGCCGTAGAAACTGGCAATCAGTTCTCGCCGTCTTTTTCTCGATTTTACCTCGTGCATCTTCCGGGCAAACTTCTGCTTGATACGTTTCCGCAATCTTACATAGTCGGGACGGATAACATAGCCAAGGAAATCAATGCCTTCTTCTACAGGGAATACCCGTTCATTCGGCTTTATTTCCAAGTCTATTTTTCCCATTTGCCTGTGAATAACATCACGAATCTTCCACAATTCCGCTTTCGTTTTACCGAGTACCAGTCCGTCATCGCAATAGCGATAGTAATAACGAACCCCGTACTTATCCTTCAGATAGTGGTCTAAAAATACAGACAGAAGCAGATTTCCTGCCCCTTGTGAACTGCGCAGTCCGAAACTGATACCTTCCGGCAGCAGCTTAACAAACCGCTCCAACAAGACCAACAGCCTTTTGTCCTTGAACACCCTCCGGAAGCACCACATAACAAAGTCCTGCCGCGCATTGTCATAAAACCTCCGGATGTCAAATTTGTATGCGTAAAGCGTGCCTTCCGGATTTTTTTGCAAATCGGTACGTATGCAGTTCATCAGGTCATGAGTACCGCGCCTTTTGATGCTTGCACCAGTTGTCCGGATATAACGTTTTTGCAGGTGGCGGTCCACCACATTCATGATGGCAAACACAGCGATGCGGTCTTTCATGGACAGGATCTGCAAAATACGTTTTTTACCGTATTCTTCAATTTCCCTCTCATGGTAGCCGCCCAGCCGGAATGAGCCGTCCGCAATGGAAGCCGTCAGTTCGGTGATAATCTTCTCCCTATGGGCAAGCAGGAATCGTCCCTGCCTTGACCTCTTACGATCGGTTCCGCGAAGTACCGAATCGAATGCCTCCGACATATTGGAGTATTCGATGATTTCCTCGATAATATATCCTTCCCTGCGCATAAGCTATTGGTTAATAAACATGGAAGATGAGGGCCTTCCTTTCCCCGGGTCTGACTTCTTCGAACTGATAACAGCCTACCAAACTCCACCCGACGCGTGATTTTTCAGCTTTCCACCTTTTCTGGTGCTGTTGCTGTGGCTTGCTCCCCTCGGCACCGCTTCGGGGACACGTCCCCGCTGCTGTACGCCGATTTGTTAGATTTCCAGACGCGAGCCGACATTCGCATTCGTATTCGAAGCATCGTTATTCGCATTCGCATTCGACACACCGCCATTCGCATTCGCATTGTTGTACCCGCGATAGACCACACGGACTATTGGGGAACTCTACCGCTTGCAAAGTTACTGATTTAACAGGCAAAACAGATAAACGAATTACACTATCATCCAAAATAAAACGGATATACTGCCACCCGCGACGGTGAGCCCCCAATCAATCCAGTCCCAAGGACTTCCCCGAAGAGTATCTTTCAGTTCCAGACAGGAAGCTGCAATGGCCGCAGCATAAAAGGCCGTCCAAGGAGTAAATCCCAATAGACCTACCATCAAACCACCGATAAGATGCTTGTAACGGTTACTCATTTTTAAAAATGCGATAATCTTTTTCATATACCTCAAAATTCTATTTTTTCGACCGGCTTCGCCGGTATTTGAATACCTTTTAAATGGAATTCGGAAACCATCCGAATCCCGTTCTTTCGTTTTAGTCGCTTCGCTCCACGCTTTGGCGCTTTGCGCTTACGCCACCTCGCGTATCGCCTTGTACGCTGCCACGCTTTGCGCCCGGACGATTTTGCCGCGGAAGGCCAGACGAGAACCGAGGCTCGGGTCCGTATTCGAGGAATCGTTGCGCGCACTCGACATCGAAACACCGCCACCCGGGTACGCGTAGATGTCGCCACGATAGACCACACGGACCGTAGCGGTGCTTATCCAGTACATGTCGGTATAGTAAGTAGAAGATGATCCGTTCAGATTACCTACCGGAATCATGTCCATATACTTGCCGTGCGCCACGCCTGTAATCCACTGACCGCTGTCCTTCTTGCCCTGTACCATACGGATACTGCCGTCAGGCATCCAGATGCGCCATTTGCCCACGTTACCGCTGTCGTTCGGCAGATCCACGCCGTCCATCATGTCATACTTGTTGCCGTAGATGTCCTCATAGCCCAGGCAGCAGATATTGTTCACCTGCACCACAGTCGCCTGTCCGTATTCGTCCCGACTCTTATACCAGGCATACTGGTGCACCAGGCCGTCAATCAGCGAATTCGTGATTTTGTTGTTAATGACATACGCTTCATCGTAGCCGATGGTGTCTGTCATCCCGTGTTCGGCCGTTCCGCCTGTTGTGCGGTTATTGTTATGCTGACCGGCACCGCATTGTTCCTGCATATCCCTGCGCCCGTACTTTGCATAGCTCAGGTTCGCGATGCGGCTGTGCATCAGCGCATCTATCTGCTGCATACCCCGCTGCTGGCTGTAGTAGTGGAAGTTCGTCCAGGTCATGCTTGCCGTGGTCGAAGCTCCGGTGATGCAGGCACGCAGTTTACTGCCCACCACCGAACTGCCCACAACGGCACACAGATGCTCCTCATTGGCCACCCAATCCGGTTCCATGTCCTCTATCTTGTCGCTGTGGCTCAGTACCACGCAGTCAAACTCTGCCGTGTTCAGAATGGAGAAATGCAGGGCTGTAGCACGTTCCGGAACGTCTGCTATCAGATACATGCCGGCTTCAAATTTCAAGCCGATGGTCGGCACCACAATACTCTTCAGGATGTTTCCCTCCGCATCAGCAAACACACTGCCGATAAGCCCTGTTCCTGGAACGCTCGGGAAGCGGACACGTCTGTAACCCGACACGTCCACTTTGCACACGGAATAAGCCTTGTCCGTCGTATAGGATTCCATCAGCGTGGGCTTGCCGCTCATGATCTTGCGTTCACCCAGCCAGCCGCCCTGTGTCTCCTTGATGGCATCCAGTGTCAGTACCGTCGCCTCAGGCACCGGGGGCATTTCGTCCTCCGGATAACTGCTGTAGCAGGCGTACTTCTTGTTGTTCAAATAATCGTTGATGCCTTTGCTCCAGTAAAACGGCTCATACATCATCCAGTCTCCCTCGCTGCCGTCCAGCTTCGCCACCGTACAGTCGTTCATATCCTCCGCATCGGCATAGAAGTTCGAGCTTTCGTCATGCAGGGGGAAATAGGTCATCTCCCCGTCCGGGTTGTTCACTTCCACCTGCTGCCCGGCTATCTCCACCTTCCGGCTCGTGGGCATCTTCGTCACCTTGGCCAATACGCGGTGGCGCTTGGACAGGATGGCATTCACATGCCCGCTCATTTTGTACGTATTGCCGAATTTGTACCCCGTCTTGTTGTCCAGGTTCGAAACATTGGCATCGTCGGCCACGCTGTCGTCAAACTCGATCATCGTATAGGGCGGCTGCTTGATGGTCAGTTCCGGATAACGGGCGGCATACTTCTCCAGTTCCTCATCGGCCAGATACTTCGTCAGGGTCAGCTTGCCCCTCAGTCCCGAATGCCGGTCATCCACGGCACCCGTCTGTGTATACGTTCCGTAGTCGTAATACTTCTTCAGCAGGGTTCCGTCGTCTTCCCGGTCTATCTCCAGCACGAAGCGCTCCAGCTTGCCGCTGCCGTTCAGTCTGGCCTGGTGCAGGCGTTCCAGCATAGCGAACCCGTCGATGCCGGGGCAGTTGGTGTAGCGGTAGCCCCGCACATTATTGATCCCTTCCAGTATCAGGCCACTATCGGACAGCTTGGTCAGATATTCCAGGAACAGTTCCTCAATCGTGTCCGGCAGGCATAACTGCACAACGGGCGCACCGGTGGCCAGTTTCACACGGGTCAGCCCCGTACCCCTCACGTCCAGTTTCTTCAGGCGGCCCTGCCAGCTCAAGTCCAAAGTGGCCACATTCCCGTTGTCCCCGTTCCGGGCCAGCCGGTTGTTCCGCATGTTCACTTCTTCCAGAAGCAGCATACCATTGGTCGAAGCCATGAACGAGCCGTTCCGGTAACCGCTGGCTTTCTCCACGCTCATGTCGAGTTTTACCAGTGAGGTCAGCAGACCGAAGTTGAAGCCGATTGCGAACGCATCCTCGTGCCATACCAGCTCCTTGATTTTGGCTGCACCGATAATCTTCAGCGGGTCGTTCTCACCGAAGGCACGGGTCAGCTGCAGGGAATGGAGCACGTCCGCATCCACCACGCCGCTGTCGGCCTGCACGCCGTTGCTGGTGGAGAGCTGCACACGGTACGGGATGGTCAGCCGGTACTGCATCGGTTTCAGTTTATAAGCCTTGTCCAGCGATGCCGTACTCTGGTAGAACTGGGCACCCAGCGTGGATACATAGCCGTACTCCACCTGCTTCAGGTCATACCGGCGTTGGATGAAGTAGTTCCGGTGTGCTTTCAACGAACCCTTCAGACCGTAGATTTGCGGATAGGTCTGTTTGGCACCGTCAGCACCCACCGGCATTTCGTTCAGGAACGGGTAGATGTATTTGAAGATGCCGGACTTGTTATAGAGGCGTGAGCACCACTTCTTCATCTGTTCGGTATCGAAATGGTCAATGGCTTTCTGGATACTGAAGGCACTCATGAAGCTTGCGCCCCCGTTCCATCCGCTCACCATAATCTCCACAATCATGTCCCAGCAATTGGCCACGATGAGGTTCCACAGCCACGAGTTATGACCCTGCATCACATAAGCCCCGTCGCGCTTCGTCTGGCGGTTGTCGTCATACTTCCCGGTCAGGAACGACTTGTTGTCAGAACCGAGCTGGCAGTCGCCGTCATAATAGTCAATCGACCATTTCACACCGTCCCATGTGCGGATAAGCATGTTCTTCGCAAGCTGGTCCACGCCGAGGTTGAACTGCACGTACAGATAGTAGGCAATCAGGTGGGGAAGGTCGAAATACTTCCCGGCCTCTTTCCTGAACGTATCGCTCTGCCACTTGGCGGTAGGGAACTTGTCGCCGTCGTCCTCATAGTCCACCCCCTCGAACGAATGGGATTCCGTGCTGTAAACCATGTTCCTGCCCGCAGGCGTTTCCTTTACGCACCGGTAGACGAAACTCATCATGCGGTCGGTGGCCTTGTACATCTTGTCGTACTTGTCACCGGTACCGAGGTGGTCTTTCAGGTTCGGTTCTTCCTCCGCGTCACCGCCTCCGTCCGACCAGAAGGTATCTTTCGGATGATTAAATTCCAGTCCTCCGTCAAAGTTGTAGTCCATGAAATCCTTATGCTCCGGTTCGGTACTCGGCAACCAGTGGAACAGGCACAGCGGATTGGAGTTGTTCAGCGTCTCGAAGCAGACGGGCAGGTACTGCTTGTGTCCTTCCTCGTCGGCTTCCAGGTAGTTCAGCGTGTCGCCCTCGCCCCATTTCTCGCCGCCGATGGTCTCATCCTGCCCGAAGATGGGGTAGCTGTCGCTCTTCTCGTTGTTCATGTTGTACTGGCCGTAATAGGTCAGGTCTTCGTCGGCACTCTTCGCTACGAACAGGTCGCACGGCAGGCCGTCGATGGCCGAACGGTAATCATCCTCCAGCCCATGGTCTTTGGCGTAACGCTGGGCAGGCGTAAGCAGCCCCATCTCTTTCAGTCCGTCATTGATAAGCTTCGCACCTCCGGTATTGGTGGTCATGGACGAGTCCGAGAAGTCGCATTTGGAACATGCCAGCTTCGCGCCTACCGAGTTCCTGCGTAACTTGAAGAGATTTTTTTTGCCGGTAGTTACCACCGGATTCTTCTGCCTGCCGTTTCCGTCAATCTCCCCGTAGCTCAATGTAACCGTCCAGCCGCTTGCCGTCTTCTGGAAGTAGAAACGGAAGTTCTTTCTGGCATAGTTCACGGAAGAAGTACCCTGAATACGGACATATACGTTGGTAAGGATAAAGTCAAGCGTCCTGTCCTCTCCGTTATAGAAACGGACCTCCCTTACCAGC